CCATCTTTGCTGAACTAGCTAATGTTCAACTCACAGGTCCTACCATGACCTCGGTATCTTTGTCTGGTGATGATCATCTTGATTTCAGTGCTTTCTTTCTTGAAGCTCAGGCTGATGAATACACTACTGAAGGTGTAATCTCCGGTCCAGCGTCAACAATTGCTAATATGGCAGGTAAGTTAACGTCAGTTCCTGGCATTGGTCCTTTAGCCCTTGCAACGCAAATGGGAGCTCAATCAGTAGCGGGATTTGCTAGATTTTTTGGATATTCAAGACCTATTACTCTTGAAGATGCTAAACCCGTTCGCAACATGCCAGTTCACAATTTAGCATTGACAGAAGGGGGAGACACTTCACAGAAACTCACTGTGACTGGTAAACAAGAGATCAGTATAGATCCCTCCACTGTAAACTTACCTCCCATAGATGAATTATCACTTGACTACCTCACACGCAAAGAATCTTACTTAACATCATTTAATTGGGATGTAGTAGACACTGTTGATTCTACCCTATTTGCCTGTGACGTTGACCCTATGGCTGAACGCCGCTCTTCTGTTCCAGGGGGACATCTAATTATACCAACTGCCCTCTCTTTTGCGTCACGACCTTTTAACGCTTGGAGTGGTACTCTTCATTATCGATTTCAAGTAATTGCATCCCAATATCATCGAGGGAGATTAGCAATTATATATGATCCAATTGGGCCCGTTATTGGGGATCCTTTTAACACAACTTATAACACTATCATTGATTTAGCTGATGGCAGAGATTTCACTGTGTCTTTTAAGTGGCAGAGTGATATGGGTTATCTTACTCTAGACAAATCGAACACTAGAACTTTTTTCACACAAGCCACTCCAAACATTAGGGGTTCATCTGAGCCCTTTGCGAATGGTCTTTTCTATGTTCGTGTTGTCAATGAATTAGTCGTTCCTGACGCCGTTAGCGGGGTCAAGATCTTGGTTTCTGTTTCTGCTGGTGACGATTTTGAATTAATAAATCCCACTGGTGAAGGCATGGCTCTCTCTTTATTCACACCTGTTGCTCAATCTTCGGATACAGCAGGTTCCTTCAACATGTTTGAGCTTGAAGCTCAATCAGCAGTTGAAATAGTTCCCGAAGAAGAGAATGCGCCAGAATCTGAGATTAATTCTATTGATTTGATGTCTGGAGTACACATTCATGAAGAACAAAAACCCTTTGTCTTCTATGGTGAGAAAATTTCATCAGTGAGACAGCTCCTCAAAAGATACTGTCATTATCGCACGTTTTACGCAGATATTGAATCAGGCGGAGTCTATGATCAACGCCTAGCTACTTTCCAATATCTTCTCAAAGCAATGCCTGGTAATCTAGGTTTTGACACTAATGGCTTTGATTCTACCGCTGCTGCGACACCTTATTGGTATGCTAGCCCCACTTATATTAATTACTTTAAATCTGCCTACGCAGGGTGGAGGGGTTCTATTAGATGGAAATATTTACCTACTTCCAATAATGTAGCATCAATGGTAGTTCATCGCGTTGAGAGTCTTTCTAACAGAGCACTAGTCTCTGACGGAAGACCTATAATCTCTTCCATAACATCTCCGGGCAGTACCGTTTCTTCATATGCCCAAAAAGGTGTTTCGAAAACTAGTGGTTCATTGGCTGGTGCGGCAGCCACTATGAATCGCACTATGGATTCTCTCGAAGTTGAAATCCCTTATGCCTTACCTATTCGATTCTCAGAAGTTAAAGGCAATTATCTTACCTCAGGGGCTAATACTCTCAATAGTTCCTTTCCTGAAG